AGAAGCTTGAAGAGTTAGTAAGTGCAATTGATAAAGATCATACTGATAAATTAAATAGAGTGGTTGAAGCAGTAGATCATAATAATGCTAATAAACTTGTTCAAGTAGTAAAAAAATATGAGAAAGAGCTTAATGGAAGTGCTGATCAATTTAAAACTACCTTAGTTGAGAGTATTTCAGATTATCTTGATGAGTATTTAGAAGAGTCTGTACCTACTGAAGCTATTGAAGAAGCTACTAAGAATAGAACTGCTAGAGAAGTATTAGGTAATTTAAGAAAAGTACTTGCTGTTGACTCTACATTAATGAGTGAGTCAGTAAAAGAAGCTGTTATGGATGGTAAAACACAAATCGATGAGTTAGCTTCTAAAGTAAAAGAGCTTGAAAAGGAGAATGGTTTGCTTAAAGAAGCTTATAATAAACAAACTGCTTCTTTACTTCTTGAAAATAAAACTGCTGGTTTATCTGGTAAGAAGAAAGAGTATCTTTCTAAGATCTTAGCTGATAAATCTCCTAAGTTTATTGAAGAGAATTTCGAATATACAGCTAAATTGTTCGATAAAAAAGAAAACGAAAGACTTTCAGTACTTAAAGAAGAAGCATATAAGCAACGTAAAGTAAAAGCTGATGCTCCAGTACAACAAATCTCGGAGGAGAAACAAGAGCCTATTAACCCTTATTTACAGGAATTAAAAAGGACTCATAAATAATTTCCCCCTGAACGATGAGGTGCTTGTCACCTGAGTAACTTGGGACTAGATCCCATGAGGTAAAATGAAAGGAAACGTCTAATGAATAAACCACAATCATTTATTGATAGAGATAGAGCAGATTCACTTCTTGAGAAGTGGGCACCTGTTCTTGAATACTCTTCCGATAGTGTTGCACCCATTGAAGACGATCACACCCGCCTTAATACCGCCATTCTTCTTGAGAACCAAGAGAAGTGGTGTATTGAGGAAGCCAATACTGCCGGTAACGGTGGTGCTCTTGGTGGAGGTACTTCTAACTTCGACGTATATGATCCAGCAGCAGTTGCTGGTTCTAAGTCTGGAGATAGATATGCTACAGGTGATTCTCGTCTCCCTAAAGTGCTTATTCCTATGATTCGTCGTACGTTCCCCGAGCTTATCACCAACGAAATCGTTGGAGTTCAGCCTATGTCTGGTCCTGTTGGATTAGCATTCGCTCTCCGTTATGCTTACCAGTCCACTACTCTTGGTAGCGGTACTGATAATAATGATGGATCCGGCTCTAGCGGTGGTGGAGGACCAGGACCTGGTGCAAAGAATTACACCGGTGCTGCTGGACTTCCAGGTGATGAACTTGGATACCAGCTTCTTGACACTCGATTTACCGGTACTTCTTCGCAGGATTTATCCGGCGCTACTGATTACTGGTCTTTCGCTGAACAAGATAAAGGTGTCGCGTCCGTTCTTTCTGCTTTTGAAATCACTGGAAACATTCCTCAGGTTGAGGTTAAGTTCGAGAAGACCGCTGTTGAGGCCGGCACACGCCGTCTTGGCGCACGTTGGTCCGTCGAGCTTGAGCAAGACCTTAAGAACATGAACGGTATTGATATTGATGCTGAGATCACGAATGCTATGTCATACGAGATCCAAGCTGAGATCGACCGTGAAATGCTCATGAGAATGATTCAGGCTGCTTTCGGAGCTGGAATTGGAAAAGGCTACTCCGTATGGTCACCTGCTTCTGCAGATGGTCGTTGGATGGTCGAGCGCAATAGGGACTTCTATCAGCGTCTTATCATTGAAGCCAATCGTATTGCAGTACGTAACAGACGTGGAGCAGCAAACTTTGTTGTTGCTACTCCTCGTGTTTGCGCTATCCTCGAGATGCTCCCTGAATTCCAGTGGGTACCTGTGCAGGGTGACGTGAATACACAGCCTGTTGGCATTGCTAAGGTTGGTTCACTCGGAGGAAGATTCAGCGTTTACCGTGATACCCGTACAGAGGTTCAGAATGACTCTGCGTACACAAACAGCTACACTAACCAGTCGCCTACGACTGGTATTGAGTATGCTCTGCTTGGATACAAAGGTCCTGAGTTCTACGATACTGGTATCATTTATTGTCCTTACATTCCTGTCATGGTTCAGAGAACTATCGGTCCTAACGACTTCGCTC